GCGGGTTGTCGCTTTCCCGTTTTCCATTGCTCACTTTCCCTATGGTTATGACTGCAAATTGCAATCGTTTGACTGCATCCAACTCACCCCATGCGGCCGACCAATCTTCAAAGGCGCCCGCGCGCCATTCCAGGAATACGCGCCGTTCAAGATGCGCCATCAACGCCGCGAATCCGTCCTGCAGTTTTTGATCATCAACCAGGCGCCGGCAAAATTCCTGCGTTTCCTCGTCAACGCCCTCGATCATGGCCGGACCCCTTTCCAGTATTCCGCCAGCAGACACGGTTTTTTGATTCCCCACGTCACCCGCTCCCGGCCGTTGATCGCCGGCCGATGGATCACGGCGCCGGCCACGCGCAACCGATCCAGCGCAATACGCACCTGGTTTGCCGGGCGCCCGATCTTGTCCGCGATTTCATCGGCATAAATCAGGCCGGATCGCAATGCGTCCAGGGTCAACTGCTGCAACGGAAAGTTTTGTTTCATGGTTGCGCCCCCACGCCTGCGGCCGCAAGCGCCGCCGTTTCGCCTGGGGATTCCCTCGGCGTGGCGCCCGCTGCTGCAATCAATCCCTGCGTTTGCAGGACTTCCAATTGAGCGGTAGCGGCCCCCGTGACTTTCATTTCTTCAACCTCCGCCTTGATGACCGCCTCAAAATATTTAACCGATGCGTCAAGGCGCTTTTCCCATGCCTGCAGCGCCACCTGGATTGCGCTGATCCGTTCGATCAGGGCGGTTTGCTGCTGCGTCTGCGCCTGCTGCTGTTCTTGTTTCTGCGCCGCCGCTTTCATCGCGGCCGGGGACTCGGGATCAATCCAGTATCGTTCGGGCATTTCCAAACCCTTTGCGCGCTCAAGCGCCGATAACGCCTGATACATGCCTTTCATGTCCACAAGTTCACCCTCTTTGCCGGCCTGCATCGCCTGGGTTTGGAATTGGATCGTTTCGCGCAGCGCGTTTGCGCGTTCCTGCATTTGCGACCCGGCAACGCCGACCTGGACTGATGCAAGGGACCTCGGGCGCCACGTACTCGCGTCTTGCGATACCCATTGCCCCCGCAACTTGCCCTGCATTTTGCCCTGCGGATAGAGGCGCAGATTGTTATGCGCCAGGATATAAACCTCACGCAACGCGGTTTCCGCAAACGTGCGCAGCATCAAGCCCGCAAGCAATTCCTTTGCGCCAAATTGCCGTTCGATCCCGCGCCAGGTTTCGCCCTTCACCTGGGCGCCGGCCGTTTGCATATCCAGGGACGCGCCGCCCGCCTCACCGCGCGCCTTGTCCAGATAGTTCATTGCCGCCATTGCCGACTGCGACGCATCCGGCCCTATGATCGCCTCAACGCCGCCTTTCATCGCTGACGTAATCACGCCGCCCGGTTTATTGTTCTGCTCCACGTTCGCCGGGTCTGCGCCACCCTTGATCACGATCAACCGCCCGTTGTTCATGTAAGCCAGGTTATCCAACCACTGGCGCAAGACTTCCGTTTTTGAGTCCTGGGTTGGGCCGATTTTGTCCCCGAGCGACAGCCCCAGGAATTGGTGCGGTTGCAGAATGATCTGGCCGGCCGCAAATGGCGTGAATTCAACAATGACTGGATCGCTGACGATTGAATCAACGGTTGCCGCCTGGCTGGAAGCTTCCGCAAACAGGCAATTGTAAATCTCGCCACCCTCGCCGCCCTCTTTCCAGTCCGTTGCAATGTAAACGTCCCAAAGTTCAACAACATCAAGGTTTGGATCAATCGGCTTTGATTCAACCTCGTTGCCGGTTCGCGCCTGGCGCGTGGCGTCCGTGTCTGACAGCGTGGCCGGCAATGCCGCGACCACGCTATCCGCCAACCCCATGCCATACAATTCACCGCGCACAAAGGTTTTACGCTCTGCCTGGAACGGGCAACCGCTCAATGTCGGCTTTTGCCAATCGGCCCAAAGGCGGAAATTCTCGGGCGCCACCGAATCAACGCGCAGCGTCCGGGACAGTGTGCGCGTGGTAATTCTGACTTCGGGATACAGGCCGCTCTCATCAACCACCAGATCATCAACCGGCGTGATCAATTGCCGCGTCACCATCGGATCGTCGGATTGCAGCATCATCCCCAGATCATCGGGATTAACGCCCGTGAGCGTTTCCGATTTCACCGCCTCATGCTCATCCGTCCAGACTTTGAGAATCCCCGCGCGCGACAACATGGCGTCCCGCAAACCCGACGATCCCGCAATGAAGTCCTGGCCGTTCCTGGACAGCGCGCGGTGCGTGAAAAATGTTTCCGCTGCCGCTTGCCGCTCATCGTCCTGATTTTCCGGCTCAAACTCAATGGGCGGTGCCCCCGTGAAGGCGGGTTGCATTTGCGCCAGGACCGCCTCACACATGTCGGCCACGTCCATGCTGACGGCGCCGGATAAATCGCCATCGTTCGGTGGTGCCGGCAATTCGCCTTTGTAGTATTGCAGGCCGGTCACGCGAGCAGGTTCCCATTGCTCGGCATCCCAATTGCCCGCGCGCACCAATTCGCGCGCGATGACCTCTGCCAACGCCGTCTTGTCCTGTTCCACTTTTAGCCCCTTGCGGTTGCGCGCCTGGTGCGCGAATAATCTACCCGCCCACTATCGCGCTGATTGAACAACGAAACCCCATGCCCTTCACCGATCACGGCATACCCGGCCGCGTCGCAAATGTGCGAATAGTGATTTTTATCCACTTGATCAGAATAACGAACGCCGGCCGCTGCCGTGATGACCTGGCGATACCGATACCCGCCACCAAACCCGACAACGCCAAACTTGCACACGGGCGAAATACGGATACCGGGCAATCCGTCCAGGCAGATCGTTGCCAGTAAATGCCGCGTTGCTTCCGCGCGCTCACTGAATACGTTTGTCGGCGCCGGGAACGCCTCAATGCCCTCGTTCGCCAGGACATTGAAGCAGGTATCCTCATCCGTCTGCGCGCCCTGGCGCCCGGCCGGATCACCCCAGGCGCGTATTTCCTGCACCCCTGGGTAATGCGTCTGAATGAACGGCCGCAACGCGCGCGCAAACTGCAGGGCGCCAGCTCTTTCCGTGGTCACTTCCCCGATCCAGTCCATGCCACCGCTTGCGCGCGCCTGAAAGATCGCCGCTGCCGGCGTCAAGCCAAAGTCTATCCCCAGGATCAACGGGCGCTCGGGATCAAACGGAATCGGCTCGGCGGTAACGTGCGTCCGATCATTGAATTCCTGATAAACCGGCATACCCTCACGCGCAAAGCCCCATTTGCCATGCACGTACACATCGATCCAGTCCTGCAGTTTGCCGGCACTGATCCGCTTGTAATAGTCGCGCGGTAGGTTGTCCAGGTTTTCGGCGTCCGGGTCCATGCCGCCCGGTTGCTTGAACAGTGCATGACCCTCGGCGCGCTCCTCGGCGTATGCCTTATAAAGCCAGTGCATCCGGTCCGATGGATTTGTATCCAGCATCCCGCCATACCAGAATCCATCGGGGCAGTCCTGGCGCCTGGGATACCGGCCCACACGTCCCGTTGCTGCATCAATAATCGGCCGCGCCAATTCGCGCGCCTCATTGAACCAGAATCCGGTCAATTCCAGGGACAACAACTTCCGCGCATCCTCGGCGGTCTGGAATGACCGAAACAAAAACTCGCTTTCCACGGGCACACCGTCAACGTCCCGTGCGCGCATCCTGAATGAAAAGTCCCCGGCGCTATAGATGCCGGCGCTTTGCGGAATCCACTGAAAAAACGTGGCAATGGTCGTATCCTTCAATTCGCGGTAGGTGTTCCGGCCGATCAGGAAACGCGACCGCCTCACGCCGTCAACGCTGGCCGTGGTCTTGTAGGCTTTGCGCAGCAACTTGACCACGCTGCCGGCGCTCTTTCCGCTGCCAATCGGCCCGACGATGCAATCCATGAACGCATCGCTTTTAATGTAACTCTGCACCGTGGGCGCCGGCTGATACCTCAACAGGCGGTCACTCATCGCGCACCGCTGCCGCCAAGTCCACGCCACGCGCCAGCAATTCGCCCTCGATGATGCGATGAACCTGGGCCTGATCTTCCACAAACAGCAATGGCAACTGCTCGGCTTCTACTGCGGCCTGGTCCCTGATCACGTCCATTGCGGGTTTCGCCAGAGGAATCGCAACGCGCTCCATAAATCGCCACGGATCAGCATCGGCCATGCGCATCAATGTTTTTTTATTAAACTTGCGCGTTGCCACGGCCTCGATATTGTCCAGGAAACGTGCAAACGGTGTGCGCGTTTTCGCGCCAGGGGGACGGCCGGCGCCTGGGCGATGACCACCACGGCCTGATTTTGCCGGTAACTGCGCGTCCTGATTATCGTGGCTCATAGCGCACCGGGTTTAGATTGCAAGGCGCATCCTCGGAGTGATACTTCCACGGCTCACGGACCACCTGGCACTGGACCCAATCGCCCGCGCCAGGCGGTGTAACTGCGGCCGGCCACGCAATCGGGAACGCTGCACCGTCGCGCATTTCAAAACGCCGGCCGTTCGCGCACGTTCCGCAAGCCCCACGAAAAACAGGTTCCGGTGCCGGCACACTTTCCGCTGCCGATTTGACCGCGTTTGATTCAGAGGCGAATAGATCAACCACACGGCCCCCGATCACGCGATGCAGTTTGGCGCGCGCCTTGTCCCGCTGCGCCTGGGCGTCCCGGCTTTCCTGCAGGGATTGATTTCGTTCTTGATCCATGCGATTGAAGCTAACACGGATCGCGCAAAAAAAAAAGCCCTGTGTATAACAGGACTGTGGATAAAATGTGAATAACTCAAGGGTCAAACCCTCGCGTGTATCGTGTCCCAGGTAAGCCCCCCCTACCCCCCGCAAGGCGGAAAGTAAGAGAGTAAGCCCCAGGCCGGGCGCCCCCGGCAATCTCAAACGCGGCCCCGGTTTACCCATGCGCGCGCCCCCTCGGGTGAGATTCTAGCCCCCGCCGTAGTCGTTATGGGAATTGCACCCCGCCACGGTATCCGGTTTCCTTCCACGCGGCCCCAGGTTAAGGCCCTTGCTCACGTATGGAGTACGCCCAGGGCAACGGCCCTGGGTCCGTTGCCGCTACTGCGGTGCCGCTGCCGGCGCGTTTTCCGCTGCCGGCAATTGATATGACAGGCCCGGCCCCGGATCAACCACGATCAAACGCTGCGGGCACAATTGCTGCAATTGCCGCAAAACCAGATCAACCATTGGTAATGGAATTTCGGCGCCCAAACCGCGCGACCGCGTGAAGGACGGATAGCCGTCAATAATGCCGGCGTAATAAGACTTGCGCCTTTCGTTCGCGTCAATCAGCAGCATGACGGCCCCCACCAGAGCATAATCACCGGGAACCAGGCCGCGATTGTCACCAGAAACAGCAGGACGGCCGCGCCAAACTCGGCAATCTCGGCCCACGTCTGCCGCTGCTCAAACTCCTCGAACGATCCCAGGCGCCCGGCCGCGTCCCACTGTGCGCGCAACGTCGCGCGCTTGATGATCCGCTCCCGCTGCGCCTCTGCGCGTATGTGCATGAACCAGGTTGACGGCTTGATCATGGCGCCACCTTCACGTCATGCTGGCCGGCTTTGTCATGCAAATGAATCCCGCCGCGCGCCAGGGCAAGGCGCAACGCGCCCTGCAACTGCCCCAAGTGAGAAAACAAAACCGCGTTGCCGCCGTAAATTCTGTGGCCTGGGTTTTGTTTGACCTGCACCGATACCTGGCCGGCGCCCCAACAATGGTTTGCTGGCGGATCACCGGGAATATCGTTCGTCCATAAATGGATCGTGACTTTGACGTTTGGGCCGCTCACGTTGATCCCCCGATAACCGCGCCGTCCGGCGTTCCATCCTCGGCGTCAATACGAACACCCGGCCCCATATAATTTAAATCATCGCGCGGGTTGCCAAATTTTTCTCTCACTCGCTTTGCGGTTTCCCGATCAACCGCGCCAATCAATACGCGCCGCTTGCCGTCAATTTTATTCACGTATGACACTCTGAATTGCTCGCTCATTGTTCGCCCCTTAAAAAAGAACATACAACGCGACCGCAACCCAAAACCCGACCTCGGGACCCCAAATGGCAAACGCTGATAACGCTAGGATTATTTTCATTAGTCAACCTGCGCCTTGACGCCACAGATCGCCACGTCTTTTGCGTTCCTCAACGCTTTTTTGATTGCCGCAAGTTCCGATTTGGCAATGGTATGCCCGGCCGTTATCCACCGACCATCAATCAAAAAAAAGAGACTGTATTGCAAAACATGGTTGTTTTTCAATTCTCATTCCTTTCCGAATGGTGCCCCGCCGTGGCCGGGAGCGCGAATGGGAAAGCATTGCGCGGGGAACCCAACCACGGCAAAGCATAGATCGCACGCTTTCCCATGACCGCTATTTAAGCATGGGCGCCGGGGACTTGTCAACAGGCCGCGCGGATTCATTGGCAACCGCCTCAATTTTTGGATCAATCTGGATCGTGACCGTTGAATACCGATCCGCGACCACGCAACCGGATAACAGGCTTGCCAGGATCGCCCAGGCGCGCATCATGGCCCCCCCATGAAACCCAGGCGCCCCAGGCCGGCGCCCGCTTGCCCGGCCCCCTCAATACCCGCCGTTCCTGCAACCTCGGCCGCAAGGCGCCCAGGCGCCCCCATAATCAACGGCTCAAGGCCGCGCATCAACGCGCCCTGGATCAGGGTTTCTTTTGGGTTTGTCAAAAGGCCCTGAATGCTCATCCGGGTTGCGGTAGGACTGCCGCCCTGGGCGCCGACCACGTTCGGGATACCGTGCGCTGCCCGAACCATGTCCATCAACTGCATACCGGCGCCACCGGGAACGCTGCCGCCATAGTCCGTCCCGCTGCGGCCGCGTTTCATTTCCAGAGGGAAATTTTTGCGGAAACCCTCAAACGCCCGACCCGGCAAAACGTTACCCGTGGGACTGATCGCGTTCGCGTTTTGCAGTACAGCCAGGTTGCGGAATTCATGGCGCGCATCCTTCAACCGCGCCAGGACTTCACCGCCCGCGCCTTTCCGGGGCAAACTATCCGCAATGACATCATCAACCACGCGCGTAATCTGCGACAACGCTTCAACCATGTTGCCGTCACCCTCACGGCCTGCCTTTTGGATCGCGTTTGTCAGTTTGCGCCGTTCGCCCTGAATGATCGCGCCCGTGATCTGACCACCGGCCCAACGTCCCTGCAACCGCTCGGCAATCGCCGCCGCCTCTTGCACCAGGACGCCGCCGTTTAATGAATCGTCAATGATCCGCGTCAGTTCCGCGTTCGCCTTCGTCAAGGCCCGGCTATCGCTTTTGATCGTGCCAATGGCGTTGCTTGCATCCTCAAACACCGATCCTATGCGCGCGTGAGCGCGGTCAATGACCTCGGGCGCCAGGTTATCGGCCCGCTCCCCGATAGACTCCGCCGCCTTCCGATTCAGGACGCGCGCGTTATCCTCCATTTGCCGCGTGAATTTGCCACTCGTCCAGGGATTCGCGCGGAAACCATCTTCCAATTGCATCGCCACCGTGTCGCCGGACTTTTGCGCCTGGGTAAACGCCAGGCCCAACTTTTCCGCGCGTTCGATGATGCCCCCGCGCGCCGCGTTTTCGGATGCAGCACCAGGGATCGCCCCGAGCGGCCGACCGCCTTCCATGATCGCCTCCGCGCCAGGCCGCGCCGCCTGGCCCAATTGCAACGCATCCAGGCCACCGGCCGCAACCTCGCCGGCCGCGCCAGGCGGAACACGCGCCGCTGCCGCCTGGTCCATGATCGCCGCGCGCGCCGCAATGCCGCGATTGCCGATCGCGTTGACCACCTTACCGCCCAGGGTCCCGGCGCCCATGCCTGCCGCCGACAACATCGCCCCCACGATTGAATCAGTCCCTTGATCGCCCGAGTATCCCAGGCCCCCCATTGCACCGCCCAGGGCCGTCTGCTCAGCCAGGGCACGGCCACCGACCAGGCGCGCACCACCGACCCCCATACCAACCGGCAACGTCGCCAGGGCCGGCGCCAGTTCACCGGCAAACATCGCTGCACTGGCCCCCGTGCCGGCGCTCTCTTTCGTGCCGGCCATAATGCCGGACTCCACGCGCTCGGACTCCGCAAGGCGGGATTTTGTGGCATCGTCACCCATGACCGTTGCAACCAGTTTTTGCGCACCGCGTCCCAGGCGCGTTAATTCCCGGCCGGCGCCGACCGCAAACGCCTCACCCGCCCCCAGGTTTGCACCGGCCAGGGCGCCGCCGCGCTCGTCCCCGGTCAATTCCTGCCAACCCCCGGCCACCTCACGGTAAACGCGGCCGTCCGGCGCCTGCATCAATTTCGCCATATCAGCCCCCCACCGGCTTACTGCCGGCCGGCAACTTGGGCACAAACCCGCTGGACCGCTGCGCGCGGATCGCATCAAGCGCCGTATCGCCTTGAATGTCCAGGCCCCAACCATCATACGCACGGCGCCGCTGATTCAATGTGCCCTTGAAAATCTCATCCGTTTTACTGTAGGCCGCTTGCGCCGATCCCTTGAACGTCCCCATTGCGCTTGGGTCCGGCAACCCTTCCATAATCTGCTCCATTTCGCCCTGCTGCAGGACGCCCTTATTCTGCAGGGCCGCGACCGCCGCCACGATCTGTGAATACTTCGATTTCATTTCCTTCGATTTGGCGCCCCACATTTCAGGGCCGGTTTTTTCCATGTCCTGATACAACTCCGCCAACAGTACGCGCGCCTGGCCCAGGGTCCCAACCTCTTTTTGCGCATCAACCCAGGGTTGCGTGTTCCGCATCGGGACAACGCCCGCTGCCGGCCGTCCATCGGCGCCAGTCACCACGGCCGGTTGATAACCGCTCGGGACCTTGATCCCGGCAAAAGGATCATTCGCAAGGCGTTCCTCTTTCGCCTTGTCGCGCGCCGCTGCCGCCTCTGCGCGCGCGTTCGCGGCCCAGGCCAGGGTGCGCTGATCGTCATACTTGAGTTTTTCCTGCGCCTGGGTCAAGCCAAACTGCCGCACGTTTTCATCAAACCGTTCCCGGCTCAATTGATATTCTTGTTGAAACCGATCATTGATCCCGGTTTGCGTGATATTGAAATGCCGATCCGCTTCCGCCGCGCGTTCGCGCTGCATCCCCTCGCTGCGCGTCCATCCCTCACGCTGCAACGCGCCCTGCGAATACGTCTGCATCAACTGACCAAAGAGAGGTAACGCCGCCTGCCGGTCCCTGGGCGATAGGCTCATCAAGTTTGCAGCAAACTCCATTTGCCGCTGCGGGTTGGATGGATCGCCCATTAACCCGCTGCCGGCCGTTTTCAGGCCAGGGATAGGCGCCTCACCGGGAAACAGATCAGCCTCAAATACACCCGGCGCCTGCCCCATAAAACCCTTGATCGCCTCACTGGAATTGCGCGCGCTCTGATCCAGGACCACCCGTTGCCCCATTGCGCCCGCGCCCAACAACAACGGCGCCAATAATCCGAATGCCATAATCCGCCCCCCCTTATTTCGCGCCAACCGACATTTTCATGCCGCTGCCGCTGCCCTGCCCCCAGGTTTTATTTAGCACCGTGGGCGCCCCGATCACGCCGGCCGCGCTCTGCAGGTTTTGCCAGGGCAACGATCCCATCAAGCCCGACATGCCCAGGGCACTTACCTGGTTGCGGTTCGCCTGATCCTGCGCCTGCATCGTCATTTGCGACGCCATGCCCGACTGCGCGCGCGCCAGTTCGCCCGCTGCCAACCCTTCCGCGATGCCCTGGCGACTGCCGCCCAACGCTTGCGCGCCAATCGCACCGCTGCGAATTGCCGGCATGGTATTGCGGCCGAAAGACAAACCCATTTCCCGCGACGCATCCTCAATAACCTGGCCGACGCCGGGATTGATCTGCCCGCTTAACGCCGATTGCCAGGCGCCCATGGCCGGCCCCTGCACCGTTGACGGCGCCCCCGACATACCCGCCGCCTGGCCGAATAATTGTTGCAAAAACGGCGCCTGGGCGTCCCATACGCTTGCCTGACCGCCGCTAGATTGCTGCTGTTTTTCTTGACTGAATCCGCCCATGATTAAACCCCTATATCTAAAATAACTTGCTTGATGCCCACGCGCCGGCCCTCTTGTTTCGCGCACCACCTGGCCCAACCAGGGCGCCCGATGACGCGCACGCGCGCGGCGCCCTGCTCCCTGGCAATGCCCATGATCGCGCGCCATAGCGCCTGGCCTGGGCCGGCAAACGCCGCATGACGTTCGCCACCGGCCGCGACCACCGCAACCGTCGCCACGCCACGCGGCGCCCCGCGTTCCAGGATCGCCGCACAGCGTACAGCATCGGCGTCACCGGCCAACAGCAAAAGATACCGGCCGCGCGCAATACGCCCGCGCGTTGCCCGTAATGACTGCGTACCCTCTGGATTGCGCGCAAAGGCATCACGAAACCACGGCGCCACACCAGGCCACACGGCGCCCAGGCGATCAACCGGGACTGCGCAAACATTCAATTGATCCGGCGCCATTGGCCCGTCCTGAATTGGTATAGCCCTTCCTGGGTCCCAACAATGTTGGCCGCGAAATAACACAACATGCCGTCGCGCGGTTTGACCGGCGCCGCATACAACAACGGGAATTGGATCGCGTCCAGGACCGGCGCCTGCAGATATTCCGCAAGCTTGTCCAGTTCCATTTTAAGCGCGCGTATCCCTTCCTCACCCTCGGGAATCTCGCCGGGCACCCAACGCGGCCGGACCCGCTCTAAATAACTGCTCGGCGCCTGCGCCATTATTGCCGCCCCTGGTTCGTGAATTCGATCAATGCGCCTTCAACCACAAAACGCACGCCGTATGCCGAAACGCGCAGCGCCCCATACCGGCCAGGCGACAACGCCGGCACGTCCCGCGTTTCCCCGGCAACCCACTGCACCGGATCGCCCCACAATACATCAGCGTCAGGACTTTCATGCGCGCCGACCTGGACCTGCAGAATTGCGCCAGGCGGCGCCGTCACCCGTGGGCGCACGCGCTTGATCAATGAACGCGCATCCGACCCGCCCAACGGGATCGCCACGCGCTCACAGTACGCCGTGATTTGGTCATTGACGCGCGCGCCGACCTGGACCCCTTGCGGATCATTGCCATCCAACAGGATCACGCGCACGTCGTTTGCAACCACGTCCGGCAAACACGTCATTGCAGTTCCGCTCGATCTTGCCGTGGTTGATTCATACGTAACGCCCGCCGCCGATTGATAGCTGAAATTGGCGCCCGCATAGGATCGCCGCGCGCCAGGGATTTGTGTCCAGAATAAATCGCTGCTCTTTGTGAATTGGCGCACGCTGATTGAATCGTCATATCGGTTCCAGATCAACGCTTCAACCAGTTTGGGACTGCTCGCATTGTCGGGATATGCGGCCCACACTTCGCCGCTGATCGGATCGTAATGCACCGCCACAAACGGCCAGAGCACCGCCGGCACGCGCTCAAAAAACCACTTGCGGAAACGTCCTTCCAGGATGGATTTAAACGTCGCGCCATTGTGAACAATAATATCCCCAGGGATCACGCAAACATGCTCTTTTTCCATCGCAACCACGGCACGCGGATTGACAACGCCCAGGTTTGAAAAAAGGAAACGCCGTTGCATGATCGCCGCACCGCCGACCCATTGCAGCATGAAGGCGCCGCTGGCCTTGTAAATGATGACGCTATCAATCATTTGCTTTGCCGCCAGGATCGCGCCCGGCACGTCCGACAGAATCAGATCGCCCGCGTCATTCTCCGGTAGTGGCGCCCAGGTTAACGGCAACGTGCCCGGCTCCGCTGCATCGGACCATTTAACCAATTGCTCCCACGTCTGCCCTGGCGAGTTAATGCCGCACGCAACCAGGTAATACCGATACCCGACAATGGCGGCGCATGAATCGGTTGACGGCCACCCTGGGATAATCGTCGCTGGCGCAAACGTTGATAGATTGACCACATACGGCGGGTTAGGCGGCGCGTTCAGGACCACGATCCCATTCAATGACGTTACCGTGATCTTGCTCGGGTCCGGCGCCTGCCACCCCGATACCGGCGTCATATTATGGTGAACGCCGTCATATGCGCCGATCCCCGCCGCCGTCACATAAACCGCGCGATATGACGCGCCCGTGATCGCGGTACGGGCGAATAGCATCGGCCCCGCCGGACCACCCGGTACCGCAAAAATAGGGACCTCGCCGGCCACGGAATGAAAGGCGCCGTTGACAAAACGCCCGTTCATCGTTGCCGACCACGCCGCGATACCGTCGCGCCCTGGCCCCAGGGATTGCGCCTGGGGGTCCCGGTTGTCGCTGGTGAAGGTAATGTCCAAGCTTTTCAAGGCAACGCCCGAATGATTTTTTTAACAACGGCACTCGGCTGAAAATTGCTATGCGGCGTATTACCGCCGCGACTATCCGTAAAAAAACCACCGAAAGCGCCTTGACTCCATTGCAGGCCGGCCGTAGGCCCGCCCGTAAGTGTCTGGGCTGCAATCGGCGTATCATGGACATGCGCCGGCATTTCCGCCTCCGTCAATGTGTGCGCCTCTGCCCCGCCCAGGCTTCCGACCGTCGCGCCAATAAGTGGCGTAGGTACGCCAGAATCACCAATGCAGGTTGTTCGCGGCAGATACGGGACATTAAAGGTTGTTGATCCGTCGCCAGGCCCCCACAGTACACCGATTGCCAGAAATAAATCAGGATACGTCGCACGGGATACGGCCTGCCCATAACAGGACAAAAATTTTGCAGGTACAGAATTACCGGCAAAATCCAGGATTGTCCCCACGGGGACGCCGGGACCGCCAAGCGCATTAATTTCCGCCGCTGTTTTTGTAACGGGCTGATCACCCAA